GCTGTCAGCGAGGCGGCTGACCAGTCGGAACTTCTGGTGGAGCTGAAGCGAGCGGAGATTGCGGACAAGGCGGAGGCGGCACGAGCGAGGAAACTGAAAAACGACCTGATCGAAGGCAGGCTGGTGCACAAAGACGAGGTGGTTCGGGAGTTGGCAATCGCACTTCAGCGGCTGAAAGCGCGAGTGCTGAACCTCGGAACTGAGTGTGCGTTGATCTGCCCGGACCAGCTGAAGGTGCCGATCAAAGCTGCTGTGGACCGTGTGGTTTCCGTCGCTCTGCGTGAGATCGTGGAGGGGCTTGGCGAATGGGCATAATTGCAGACATCTTCAGAGACACGCTGGCAATCCAAGCGGAGGAGACCGCGGCGGATTGGCTGCGGATGAATTTTTACACCCACGACGGCAGGGCGTTTGCCGAAAGTTCCTGCCCTTGGGTCACCGCACCCCAAGGCCCCTGCTGGGCTTACGACTCGATCCAGTTCCGCACCATCTGGCTTCAGTGGGCGGCCCGAATGTTCAAGACCAATTTCGGGCTTGCCATGCTGATGCGGTCGATGGACCAGCGGCCTGAAGAAACGATGTTTGCCACGCCGGACGAAACCAACTGCAAGAGCGTTTTCGGCCGTCTCTGGCAGATGCTGGAGAACTGCCCGCGGCTACGCGATCAGGTGCCGATCCGTCAGCGGCAAAGCAAAACGCGAATACAACTCCGCCGCTCGGTCTGTCATGGTGCCTGGCCCCGCGGAAAGTCGCGATTGGCGGACAAGTCAATTCGCGTGGCTCACGGCAATGAAATTGACAAATGGGTGATGGAGTCCTCGACCACGGAAGGCGACCCGCAGGAGCGATTCCGCAAACGCGGTGCGGAGTACCCAGACAGAAAATTCGTGATGGAGTCAACGCCCAGCGTCCGCGGCAAAAGTAACGTGGAAACCGGGCTGCTTGGATCAACGCATCACCGTTACCACGTCCCCTGCCCGCACTGCCACAAATTCCAGACGATCGAATTCGGCGACGGCACCGGCCCCGGCGGGATCTTCTTCGAGAAGCTCCCCTCTGGGCAATCGGATAAAGAGCTGGCACGCAAAACCGCCCACTATATCTGCAGGTATTGCGAAGGCCGCATTGACGACATGCACCGGCCCGAGATGATGATGCGTGGTGTGTGGGTGCCAGCCGGCTGCGACGTGGATCACGAACGGGCAATGGAGGCTCGCGACCTGCCGCCTGATGATATGTCCTGGCTGCGTGGCGAGCCTCGGAACTGGGGGCAGGATTACGGGTGTCAGATCAGCGTTTTCTACGCTCTGTTTCACGGCTGGGGCTCGATCGCGGCGGACTTCGTTTCAAAGTGCAAAAACCCCGCGAAGCTCCGCCAATGGATCAATGAGGACAAGGGTGAAACGTGGGAGCCGCGGCGCACAAAATCGACGCCTGAGCGGGTGGGCGAGCGACTCAAAACACAGTTGCCTCGCGGCATCGTGCCAGTCTGGGGGCGACTTCTTACCGTCACGATCGACCAACAGGCGGCAGAGGGCGGCTACCGTCTTTGGGTCGTGATGGCGCATGGTGCCGACTGGCGGGCTCACGTGGTTGACTACGGCTTGACGCAGTCTCTCGACGAAATTTGGCAGGCCACGATCTGCCGGGCTTACGAGCACGAGGACGGCGGCAACTCCATGCGACCGCACGCAGCTGCGGCCGACTCAGGCTGGGATACCAAAGCCACCTACGATTTCGCGAACCGCCACGATGGATTTCTGGCGATGAAGGGCGCAAATCACGACCTGGGCGGCAAACCCTACAGGCTGTCTGCAGTCGCAGAGGGCGACCATGCGGGGCAGACGCTGCTGACTGTGGCCACCGACTATTGGGAAACCGACCTGCAGGCCCGGCTGGATGAGCGGCTTCCGGCAGATCCGGAAAGCCTCAGCCTCTGCGCTGGGGCAGATCGCGACATGGAATTTCTTGAACAGCTCTGTAACGCCACAATGGGCGACAAAGTGGACACGCGAGGCAACGCGAAGCTACTCTGGATCAAAAAAAACGAGTCAGCCCCAAACGACTTCCGTGATGCCATTCGCTATGGGCTGGCTCTCGCGGTATGCTACGCAGAGGAAAACGGCGGATTTCCGGCACGATCAGAGATCAGGACACAAAGGACCGTGGTAAATGCAGGCGAGACACGAAGCGACGGGAGGCCCTGGATTGAGTAAGCCACAGAAACAGCGGCCGACAGCCGCAACCCCGCAGCCACAGCAGCAGCGGCCAACAATCGACCTTCCGGCGACCACGCAGGGCGAGGAAATCGAGATCCATCGTCGGTGCCCAATCTGCTGGGAAGGCCGCGGCGGATACGGGCTGGCTTATTCAACACAGGGGCAGACCAGATACTACCGCTGCTGCAAGTCGAACAAGCCCGGTCTCGGTCCCTGTGGTCACACGTGGACCGTTCGCGTGCAGTTGCAGACGATTGTGATACAGCACAAAGTGGTAAACCTCGACGGCGAACGCTGACCACTGGTAAAACTGGTATGGGATTGTTGCGACACTGCTGCACAATTCACACCATGCCATCACCGCAAGAAATTTTAGACGCAACTGAGCAAGCCATCATTGACTGTCTGAAGGCGCAGGATTATTCCATTGCCGGACGGCGGAAACAAATGGCTCAGCTCCGCGACTTGCGCGAACTTCGACAGCAACTCAAAGATGAGATCAGCGCCGGGGCAACATCCAGTGGCGGCATGGCAACCCTGCTTTCACTCGGGGAGCCATCGCTGTGAACATCCTCGACCACGTCATTAGTTACTTTTCGCCCGAAGCCGGAATTCGGCGAGCATCTGCCCGCGCGAGTCTGCAGCAAATCAACCAACTGGTGGGCACCCCCAGCGGCCCCTACGCTGCAGCGAACCGTCACCGGCTGAACGCGCGAAACCGCATCGTCTGGCGTGAAAACGACGTTGACACATCCCGGGCCCAAAGCCTCCGGGCGGACTCTTGGCAGTTGTATCGCGACAATCCAAACGCCCGCAAAGTGGTTCGCACCATCGTCGCCAAAACCATCGGCCGGCATGGTATGCAACCCGAATCACTGGCGATGAACGCGGACGGTACCGCCAACGTCGCATTCCGCGAAAAGGCACAGGAGTTGTGGGCACGGATTCAATCCGGCTTCGACCTTCGCGGCTTGCCCGGAAAGGGTGGCCAGACGTTCGCAGGGCTGCAGAAGCTGGCACTGCGAAACGTGATTTTGAGCGGCGACGTCCTCTATCGCTTGCAACCGATCGGTGAGCAAAAGCAGGCGGCCCACGATCTTCCGGTCCCGGTCGCTCTCCAGCTCATCGACACGTGCCGACTGGCTGACGAATCCGAGCTTGTGGCCGAATCAATAGCCGACGGCAACACCGTTTTTCGCGGGATTGAACTCAACGAACTCGGCGAGCGTGTGGCCTATCATATTCGCATTCAGCCGCCTTACGCCTCGGCGAATCAGACCGGCAGTGTGCGACGGCTGACCATCGCCGAAATCGGCCACCTGTTCATTGAGGATGACATTGACCAGCTGCGCGGGACGCCGTGGTTTGCGGCCGCTCTCATCAATATGAGGGACACCAGCGACCTCAATTACAACGTCCTCAAAGCCTCGGCAATGGCCGCGTGTTTCGTTGGCAGCTACAGCAAGCCGACCGGAGCGACTCGCGTTGGATTGTCACAATCTGCAACGCCTGTCCACACATCCGCGGATGGCTCGGATCTCACCGACGCTGACGGCAACACAATCACCAAAATTCAGCCCGCCATGCTCATCAACACGGGCAAGGATGGCAAGTTTGAACTGCACAGCCCGAACCAGCCGAACATGAACCCGGAAGGTTTCGTTCAGCACCTGCAGCGGCAGACGGCTGGGGCAATGCCTGGCGTGAAATCGTCAACAATCACCGGCGACTATCGCAACAGTAGTTTCAGCTCAGAGCGGTCAGCAGACAACGACGCATGGCCGGAACTACACGACGTCCAAGAATGGTTCGCGTCTTCATTCTGTCAGCCGATTTACGAAACACTGATTCGCGAAGCGGTGTTATCCGGATTCTTCGACGGCATCATCTCCGCGGCGGAATTTCAGGCGAATCCGGGGCGGTTTTCGGCGGCAAATTGGCAGGGCCCAGTGGCACTCAGCATCAACCCGACGGACGACGCCAAAGCCGCTTCACTGCGAATTAAAGGCGGCTTGTCCAGCCTGCAGATGGAGTGTGCGAAACAGAACGTCAACTGGCGAACCGTCATTGACAACATTGCGGAAATGCGAGAGGTGGCAGCCGCTCGGGGCATCCCCGAAGTCGTGGTGAGCAACATTCTGGGCATCGACCCGCAGGCGCTCACTGCAATAGCCACAATCGAGCAAATGGAAGACACCGGCGACGAAACCGCCGACGAAAACGAAGAGGAAACAGTCGATGTCTAAACGCTCACAGGCAATTGCTCGACCGATGGCCGATCCGGGCTTTCGCTCGCTGGAAGTCCGCGCGAAATCGTTTCGCGAAGACGAAAGATCAGTCGAAGCGGTTATCAGCACTGAGGCCCCGGTACTCATGCCGGACTGGTCCCGCGGCGAGATGGTGCCGGAGGTGCTACTGGCCCGCGGTGCTGAGTTTCCGAAAAGCCGCCAGATCCCATTCCTCGACTCGCACAATCGGTCCAGCATCAAGGATCAGTTGGGCAGCGCCCGAAACATCACCGTAGGCGACGGCAACATCACCGCGACGTTGATGTTTTCCAAGGCCGCTCAGGCTGAGGATGCAATGGCGGGCGTGCGTGAAGGGCACATCACAGATGTTTCTGTGGGCTACGACGTCCTGAAGCGTACCTACATCGCTGAGGGGCAAACCAAAACAATCTCCGGCCGTGAATTCACCGGCCCGGTAAACGTCGTGACGAAATGGCGACTGCGGGAAGTCTCGT